CTATAGTAATAAGGATAAACATATCTCGTCTAGCATTCACCCACCGACCGATGCTAGAGATTCAAAACTAATCCAAAAAAAGTTTTGTAATCTCAGCAATTGGGCGGTGGGTGAAAAGCAAGTTTACGAGATTGAATATCGATGATAAAAAAGGAGAAATTTATTCTGATTTTTTAAGCTAATATAAAATTTTGAAAGGGGTTCAAACGCGGTTTTCCCTAAACCAACCGCAACTGGAAATAACCATAAATATACTAAGGAATATATGCAAATAAATAAACAACAGCTACTTTACTTCGATTTTCAAGACTTTAATAAACCAAAAGCCGAGATTACTAGAGAAGATTTAGCTCCGGTTCGAACAAATAGTATGTGGCTTCTAAGGCAAATGCTAACCTTTCTAGGGCACACATTTCGTCTAGTAAAAAACGAAGAAGGTAAATATTCGCCAACATTTTCTCTAGCTGCAACAAATAAATTAATTGAAGATGGAACTCTAATGTACGAAGGAGTTCCAGTACCAAAAGAAGTTCTTTATGGTATGATAAAAATTCTTACACATTATCCTAGAACGGATATTTTAAATGCTAGAATGATGAAACAAAGCGGGCCTGGCGGTAGTAGATACAACGCTGGAGTCCCTTTAGTTTTATCTGCATTTAAAGAGATCAGAAATATTCCCTACTCTGATTGGGATTGGGAAGATGAAAATATGCAATGGTTGGTAGATAGTGGAATTTATGAGCTAGTGCCTTATTTTGGAAAAGAACAACCTTGGACTCCTAGTCAACTTATTGAAATCAGAGAACAGGCTAATACTAAAGGTGTTAATGTAGTAAATCTTTATAGTATTACAGTATGTAAAGATAAAGAATTTAAAGAACTTCCCAGACTTTTAAAGTTAATGCTTACTCAAGTTTGGGTATATCATCCTAGCTTACGACATAATCTTATGATTAGTAACCATATGGATTTAGATAATTTTCCAGAATCTTTGATTGCAAGCGATATTGAAGAATCTAAGGAAAAAATTATCACTTTAGGTAAAAAAGAAGTTAAATGGGGTAGTTCTTTAATTCCTACAGTAAAAAAGAAATCCTTGGAAGACTATCTTTCAGGAGATATTCCGTGGGATGACGTTTAATGAAATATACAAATGAACAAACATTAAAAATCATCGAAGACTATCAAAATGGTGTACCCGTTCTAGATATTGCAAACGAATATAATGTTCCTACTAGATCAATAGTTGCTAAACTTGCCGCAGCCGGTGTTTATAAACGACAAGAGTATAGAAATAAGCGTGGTGAGGTTCCTATTAAGAAAGAGGAATACATTACTAGAATTGCTAAACTACTAGAAGTTAATGTTGATATTCTAGAATCTCTAGAAAAAGCGAATAAGAAAGTTCTTCAACTTATAGAAGAAGCACTTAAAAAATAAAGCCCGTAAGCCAAAAAGCTTACGGGCTTTTTCATTTTCTACTACGCTGGTAACTACTTGCTGCGAAGGCAGCTTTTACTGCAATTTAGGGTAAGACCATATAAAGTCTCTTTGTCACTTGTGACGCGCTTACTGCAATTTAGGGTAAGACCATATAAAGTCTCTTTGTCACTTGTGACGCGCTTACTGCAATTTAGGGTAAGACCACTTCGACGAAAAAATGCAATCGAAATGGCTCTACTTATTCAATTCTGACAATAAAAAAGCAGTTCCAAACGGCTTTTTTCCCTGAATCTCACCAAATTTTCGAAACCAGCCCCTACGTCTAGGTGCCGACACTAAATCGCGCCAAATTCGAGCCCCAGGGCTCCAAATTGGCGAACCCCGCTACATAATCGCACTTAATTCGACTTAATTGTACCTCAGTACCTACATTTTAGAAAATTCACTTGATTTTTCCACTTAAGTGGCGTAAAATCGGCGCAAATAGCTGAATTTAGACTAAGGTGCTTTTGGTCTTGGTCAGATATTTGGACAAAACAAAACCCCTTGAGCACGAAGCCGAAGGGGTTTTGAACTGCGTACAGTTTTTTCTAGACACTGCTGTTGCTCAAGCGCCTCTAGTGGCCCTCAGCTTTAATTTATATACCGATAGATCGCATATCGGTTACAACGCGCGTCACCCTAAGTGGAAAAACATTACACAGTTTACATCTGTAACCACTCATTTGTCTCTGGGGATTGTGGCATCCTTGTTTAGGGGGGCCGGTTTTCCCAGACTAGGGATTTAAAAAAAAAAGACTTTAGATATTGGGAAAGAGACCAAATATTTTAGCCTTAGTACCAGATATCCTAGTCTCATAATACGAACCTAGAGTCCATCAAGGTTCGGAGAGATTCGTCTCTCAAATAGCTAGTGGGCCATACTCCCACATTCCGGTCTAGCCGGTCTTAAATACTTAGAAGATAGCTGTATTTTAACGACTTCTTTGTCGTGGGTAATAAGCTCCCAAGTCTACCTAGCTTGTACTTACGGCCCCGAAAAGACGAGACTCGAACGCTAGGATTTCTTAGCTCCATATGTCCTCGGCAAATATGTTGCTAACTTCCGAGGCTCTCACTTTGAGAAAGAGTACTTTCATACTTAGTATCAAAGCTATGTATCAGACCATCGGCTGTTCTTAGGAGAAAGTATTGAAGTCTTTCTGCAACTAGTCACGAGGCCTAGGTATTCGTTCATTATTTGTATAGCGAGAGAACTCATCAGTGATACTCGCTAAGGGCTGTCCTTGCAGGGGCTGCATTTAACCGGCTCCCGCAGCCGGCACCCATTACAGTGTGTGAGTGTAGAGAAGGATTCACTCTACATCAAATTTTTATTCGCCATGTATGACGAACCCGAAATGCTCACAGCAATTATTAAGACACCAGCTTATTCGATAGCTACTCTTTAGCGGTCTGGTTCACTTTAAATTGCTTTTCTCACTGTATAAATAATATTATACACGATTGAATCAACAAAATCAAGTCAAAATTTTGTAACCTGTTCGGTCAAAAGAATTAATAGCAGAATACTATTACTAGGGAACCACTAAGATGATGAACCTTACAAATGGCCCTAATCTCAATTCGCACTAAACCCCTTATTCCTACCCAGCGCTAGGCCAGGTTACAAAGTTTTGCTCTGGTTTGGTGAGAAACTTACTTGACTCGCCACCATGGAGTGTCTAGAATACATGGTTTTAGAGTTTTGCCTCATTGAGGATAAGTTTCTCACCAAACCCCGGTCCGTGACCGGAGCTTGGTGCCGCTTAGGCTACAGCGGCTTCCAGCGATTCCAGCTGGTCGTGGGAGGCCTTCTCCAGGGTCTCGAGGCTGCCCTCGGCAAGTCCCAGCTTAGCCTCCACACGCTTCACCAGCTCGGCCTTCGTGACGCGCTTCACGCCCTCGGCCTTCGCTTTGGATTGGTACACGCCCTCACGCGAGAGCTTCGCAACCACGCTACGAACAGTGCGACCAACAGCAGTCGCGATTGCATCCACCGTCTCACCCGCCTTGTACATCTCGATCATCTGAGCGGTCATTTCAGCGGTATAGTTAACCATTTTTTCGCCAGCCATTTTGCTTTTCCTTTCTCAGTCAGAAATAATATTATAACACGGATAGTTTCAGGAATCAAGTCGAAATTTATTTTCTTTATTTCGTATCGCTTTGCTCGACTCAATATAGATATTATACAGTGTTGAGTCGCGTGTGTCAAATGAAAAATTTTTCGGCTATCATACCATCAACAACATTTTTGGACAGTTGCGTTCGCGGTGTTTTTTGTTCGCTTTTGCATCAGCCAATATGAATATTATACGCACTTTATTGAGAGAATTCAAGACGAAAATTGTTTTCCAAGAATTTCCACTTAGGGGTAAAAAATAACGTGCAAGTTTTTGCACTTGCCAAGGTTTTGCACTTCGGCGCAAACGCACCAGTTTGCGCGTTGGTGCGATTAGTGAGTGCTCACATTCGCGGTGGAGGGTTAGTGAGTGCTTACTATTGCGAAAAAACAACGAAGTGTAACAGTTTGTAAAAATTCTTGACGCGGCCGGTTTTGGTATGGTAAAATGGCGCGACCTGTTGCGAAAAAGCAACAAATTGTAAAAGTTTACGAATTCGCTTGACGCGTGCCCGATTATAAGAGTATAATCGGCGTCGCAAATGAAAATGATTCTCATTTGTATTAGCATTCTCATTTGCGGGCAAAAGAAAAGGCCCGTACGGGCCTTTTTCTAGATGTCAACATCTGGGAGGTAAACGTCGGGCAGATTAAACTTTTTTGCAACACGCCTAGCGGCTTTTTTAAAACTTGCGCCATGCGTGTCGGTATGTCCGTTTTCTTCTTGCCATGCGTGAATAAGCTCATGAGCAAGGATCGTCTCAATGTTGCGACCATCGCCTGCGACCGAGGGCAAGTATACCGTGATAATGTGCCCGCTATCCTCGTCGCACATATAGTCCGCTACACTCTCCGATTCATCATGCACAAAATTTACCGTTATATCCCATTTTAGATTCAGGGTTTTAATAAGTGCGTCAATCATTGCAATCCTTTCGCGTTATAGTGGTCTTTTACCTGATAGGCATTCCAATCGTATGCGGTAACACGCTCGCGCCAACCTTTGCGGTTGATAACGTGAGTCAGAATCGGTAGTTCGAAGTTTACCACATCCTCGATTGCGGTATGCGGTTCTGCAATCAATTCACCTTTCAGATACCCGCAAACGGTTTCCGCATTCGTTTGATAGGTCATATTCCCTTTTTCGGTCGGAGGATTGAATCGGTGATTTTGCAACACGAATTGCTTGTATTCTTTGCGATTGCAGATATTGCCTACCGCGGCTTGCCAAAGGCAAAAACGATCCGAAAAGCCCGTAATGTCGATTCCAGTTTTTGCGCATTTGTCTGCATCAAAGGCAATATTGTATGCAGTGAGAATCGGGTTATATTTCCCGATAGCCTTTTCAATCCATCGGTTGATTGCCGCAGTAGACGCAAGCATTCGGGAACCGTTCGCCAACAGCGAATTGTAGAATTCGCGTTTTTTCACGCTAGCGGCTTTCGACCAACCGCCAGTCGAATTCGGCAGATAGAAAAGATCCTTAGCGTCAAATTCGCCTGCGACCAGCACAGCACATTGCGCGAAAATCTCACCCTTACGGTCAACGATAACCGCGCCAAAATCCGCGACGGTATCCTCGTTCGTAGTTTCTGAATCCACGATACAAAAAAATTGCTTTTTTGCCATGCTATCCTCTGAAAGAAAACCCGCCAGGACAATTCCCGGCGGGAAACGTGTTTTACTCAAGCGGCTTAGAGTTCGCAAGAGCCTCAAAAATCTTTTTGAGGGCGGTTTTATTCGCTTTCGCAAGCGAATCGGTTTCACCTTCGGAAAGACCGAGAATTGCGCCGATCGCATCGGCGGTAACGTCTTTCTTAACCGGCTTTTCGCCAGTTTTCGAGGTGTATTCTTTCTTCTGATACACGCCCTCACGAGAGAGCTTGGCGATCACGGAACGAGCAGTACGCCCGACCATTTTCGCAAGATCCTCGACCGATTTTCCGGCTTTGTAGCCTTCGATCAGCTGAACGGTCATTTCGGGAGTGTAGTTCACAGTTTTTTCGGCTTTGGCGGCCATCTTACTTTCCTTTCGGTTTCGGGTTCCGCGCCTATCGCGTCGCCACAAAAACAATTATACGCGCCCCCCATAGAATCGCAAGCCCCAGTTTAGAATGTATCCTCTAATTTGCCCTATTGACAGCGCGCGCATTGTGTGCTAGTGCCTCGAGTGTTGTATTTTGTTCTCACCCAAAATTTTTCTTGACGCGGGCCGATTTTATGTGATAAAATCGGCGCAATGCGTTGTAAAAATACAACGCATTGCTTAAAAAATGCCCGCTTGACGCGGGCATTTTTTAAGCCTTAGGAAAAAGTTTAAGAAAGACAATCGGCAAAAGGAAAAGCAGATTCACAGTGTAATTAAAAAGCAATGGCCAGTCAAGCCGCGGCAACACATAGGCAAGGGTGAGAATTTCACCGCCGCCCCATAGGCCGATAAATCCCCAGTTTAGCCCGTTTGCGTGTCCATCTTTCACGCATTGAATTGCTTGCGGAATTCCGCAAACCGCGAGCATTGTACCACCGATCCAGCCTAGCATTTCCATTATGCAATTCTCGCGTTTGCTTTATGGGCACATAGTACCGGAAAATGCTTGCGAAGTCTAGTCTTTACCGGCTTTGCATCATCAAACATGATAACCGACTTATTGCGAAATTGCCGTAGATTCAAAAACGGCAGAATCCAACGCGCTTTATAGTCACCGTCTTTCATGGCATAATGTTTTTCGTTTGCTTGATCACGCGACATAATTTTGTGATACGGCAGTCCATGCTCACGCAGGAAAGCGTAATCACATTCTTTCATGTCCCGCGCCGTTAGCACGATGACATATGCACCAGCATTATAAACAGCACGCATAACACGCGCTAGCGGCAACAGCGTATCTTTCGCAACATTCTCGGCAGTATGCCGTTCAATGTATGCGGCAAGATTAAGCGTACCGTCAGGGTTGTTCGGCGTGCGGTGACGCGAATCAATAACCGTCTCGTCTAGATCAAAAATCGCAATGTATCGCATAGTTCAAACAGTATACATCATTTCCAGCATTTGTGCGCGTTTCGGCAGACTGTTACATTTGGTTGTTTTTCGTTCTCACCCATTATTTTCCTTGACACGGTCCATTTTACCATAGTAAAATGGCGCCATGTTGCATTTTTGCAACATGGCTTGACTATTCAGGCCATCCGTAGTTATCGACCATATCGAGGATACGAGTAATTTCCTCGTTGATAGCGCCGATATCCGTCCAAAACTCCGACGGTAAACCGCGCGGCCGAAACCCGTAGTAATCTTTATGCAGATCCGAATAGGTGGACTGCGCCTGCTCCAGCGGGGTCAGATCGTCCCAAAGTTTGAATTCCATTACCTGTCTCCCAAAGATTCCATCATAACCCAGCCCACGATGATTGTCAACACAATTCCGCCAAGCATCAGAAGTTCGATCACATCATTCCCCTAATCAGTCCAACAATATTAGCACAAAAAAATGTGCCATTCAATAGGCCGAGTGCCTTGTCGCGTCGTTTCCATGCAACAATCAACCATGCGGCCGATCCTACCAAAAACGAAGTGTATCCCGCGAGCACGATTCCAAACGCTACCAGAAATGAGCCTAGAATGCTCGTGCTAGTGCCAATCCATGCGATCATTTCGGAATTTCCATGTTGTGATATGGGTTAGGTTCAAGCCCATAGTCTACCATAACCCGTTTCCATGCTTTACCGTGTCCACCGTCCCCAAAGAGCCGCCACGCAACAAAATGCGCCGCCTCGTGCGGAATCGTCACGCGTTGAAATTCGTTCGCATGATGCACGAACAGTTTTGCTGAAATGTCAATCTTGTTTTCCGCGAGCCACGCTCGCCCAGCAGTGCGCCATGTACGGGTATTTACCAGCAATTCCGGCACGTCGCCAATCGTCGGCCCGTAGATGTATTCAAAACGCGACCACGCCGATACCAGCGCGATCCGCGCCACCGAGTAGATTTGTTTTCTGTCCATGCCCATATAGTACCACGATTCCCCATGCTGTGCAGACTGTTACATTTCGTTGTATTTCGTTCTCACCCAAAATAATGCTTGACGCGGGCCTATTGTACGTGGTACAATAGGCGCGGTGTGGTATTAATACCACACCTTCCGCTACATAAAGAGAGCGAGTACCGCACCCAATGCGATACCGAATCCTAGTGCTACGATCCAGTCTCGCATCATCAGTACCCCTGACGCTCTACCTCAGAGGCAACGAACCGCAGCACGTCGGGAAGAACCGAGACACGTTCCCCAAAGTTGGCATACGCCCAGTTATGGGTTTGGCTATAGTTGGTATCAGTGTTGACCTGAACTACGAAGTCACCCTCGCCTTCACCATTGAAGAACTCGGTAACGGAGATACCACCAACCTGCAGGATCGTTTTGAAAGTCATTTGATTTACCTTATAGAGTGAGTGTCGATGTAGTGATTATACACGATACAGCCTACTGTGCAACACCTCGGGCTAACTGTTACAATTGTTACATAGTGTTGTATTCTGTTCTCACCCTTTTTATTTGTTGACGCGGGGAAACACGGTATGGTATAATGGGCGCGCTGTTGCATTTATGCAACAGCATTCTGTTAATCGATACGCCAAGCGTATCCTACCTCGCAGGTAGGGTCACCCGATAGGCCGGGTAGATCAGACTGCCACCCCCTACCCCCTAAGGCCAGATTTTTTGTCCTCACCCAAACCCCATTAGAGTTAGGTTCCCATGCCCCAGCAGGCATTCCCATGCGCCGCTCAATGTAGTGCGCTGCTTTGAGTCTGGCATCCGTAGTACCCATTGCTCGCACAGTAACGATGGCAGAGTCGGAGTAATAGGTAACAACCTGATACAGATTACCGATCATCATTGGCCTCCCGATAGAGTTTAACAATGCGAGCCAGCATCCTAGTGGCAGAGTCAATGCGCGATTCAATCAACCTAATGAATCGTTCATTGTTAATCCCTGTACGCTTAGCTCCCTTCTCCTGCTCCTCTCGCAGCGCCGTCAGTCGAGTGATACGCTCGCGCAGCGTGCCATACATCAAGTTAAGATCGTCGTTAGATACGGCCATCAGACCGACGATTTCGGTTTTATCGTTCATCAGAAATCCTCCCCATAATAACCGTAATCCTCGTCAGTGCCCCAGCCCGCAGAAGCGAGTACATCTGCGTCCGCTTCTACATCATCACGGAATTGGTCGTGCTCTTCGTACTGCTGTTCATCGTCCATCTCCACCTCGCAAAGAATCTCGCCTTCGCTTTCATTAATCTCGCGCATCAGAACCTCCCAAACCATGCTGGGGGTAACGGCCAGCGTATCGCAAATCTGCTGCACGGTATAGCCTTCGTCATCCATCTGCAGGATGTTCATTTCATTGGAAGTCATTTTCATTTCCTTATTCAGCGTTGAGAGTGATGTTGAGAGTATCGCAGAAGCGAACAACCTTGTCAAGCAGAGTGAACAGCGGCCAGCTGGCCTCGTCGTACTCTTGCGTGAGCACGCCAAACAGGTCGCCCTGCGCGTTACGAATCTCGTAACGCATTTCATTCGGGACGATTACCAGTTTGCCGATGTATTTCATTTGATCTGCTTTATAGAGTGAGTGTCGATGTAGTGATTATACATGCTACAGCGTACTATGCAAGCGCTCGGTCGCATTGTTACAATTGTTACATAGTGTTGTATTGTGTTCTCACCCATCGTTGTGCTTGACGCGGGGAGGCAGTATGTGATAGACTATGGGCGGTTGCCGGACTACTCCAGTTATGAATACCCTACCGCCGTCCCATAAGTACTACTTATAAAAAACCACAAAACCTTTCGGTGCCAAGACTAGTGCCAAAACTCATCAAATTTCATGTGCCCAATGAGTTATACAAAAATCCTCAACACAATCTTCTTCATCAAATAATCTACCTCGCCCAATTCCCCACTTCTCATCCATACGCTTACTCCAGTAAGGATAATACTCTCGTAGAATTTGACTACGACTTATGACCACTCTGCAATCCGGTTCTTCATATGCATAAAATTTTTCAACTTGCATTTTATTTCCTATTATGTTATACTTGAGAAAATCAACCAACTCATAATAACCATGACAAAAAATCTACCTACCGTAACTCCGGCAGAAGTATTAGAGATTTCGCCAGAAGCTTTAGAAATAGCTAATGCCTATTTACAAGTGCAAGACGCCGACAAGGTTGCCGACGACTTAGATATTTCTAAAGATACTGTGTTAGCGGTCCTAAATCGCCGCGAGGTCAAGTCGTACATTGATAATGTCTTTTTAGATCTTGGCTTTAATAATCGCTTCAAGCTGCGTAAAGCCATGGATGCGATAATTGCAAAGAAATTTCAAGAGTTAGACGAGGCAGGAATCGGGTCAAGTAAGGACATTCTAGAGATACTACAGGTGTCTCATAAGATGACTATGGACTATATGGACAAGCAGATTCAGCTAGAGAAGCTGAAAAGCGACAACGTCAAGTCTCAGGTCAATGTTCAGATCAATGATGCGGGTTCAAATTACGGTAATTTAATTGAGAGAATCATAAATGCTAACGGTTAGTAAACCAGTCAATACAGAAGAAATTGTCAACTTTGATCCTAGCTCTAGATTCATTAAATTGCCCATTGAGAATTATCTTAAGCTAGTTAATTTCAATGGTAGAAATGCATATGCGGAAATTAATCGTCCGCAGATTGCCTTGATTAATGCAATTAATGATCCACAGTATCGTTTTGTTGTAGCTGCGTTTGCTCGACGCCTTGGTAAAACCTTTATCGCTAATATTATTGGTCAACTTGTAGTGTTAGTGCCTAATACTAATGTATTAATTATTAGTCCTAATTTTTCATTGTCCTCTATTAGTTTTGATATTCAAAGACAACTTATTAGAAACTTTGATCTAGAAGTTACTAGAGATAATGCAAAAGATAAGATCGTTGAATTAGCGAATGGTAGTACAATTAGAATGGGTTCATTATCTACGGTAGATAGCGTTGTTGGACGGTCGTATGATTTGATTATCTTTGACGAGGCTGCGTTAGGTAAAGATGGTGAAGAAGCATTTAATATTAATCTTAGACCTACTCTAGATAAGATTAATTCTAAGGCGATCTTTATTAGTACTCCTCGTGGTAAGGGTAACTGGTTTTCTGTGTTTCATGCACGTGGCTTCGATCCTGCGTATGCTGAATGGATTTCTATGACGGCTGATTATACAGAGAATCATAGAGTTTCTAGTCGAGATATTGAAGAAGCTCGAAAGTCTATGTCTAAGGCAGAATTCGAGCAGGAATATATGGCTTCATTTACGTCATTTGAGGGTCAGATCTATGGGTTTAAGTCGACGCATATTAAGGAGTTTTCTAGAGGTATTGATAAAGTTGAAATATTTGCTGGATTGGATCCTGGGTATCGAGACCCGACGGCCTTTATAGTTATAGCGTATTATCCTTCGTCGGGAGTGTATTGGGTAATTGATGAGTATCTAGAAGCAGAGGCTGTCACAGCCAAACATGCTAGAGTGTTTAGAGAGAAAATGGATAAATGGGGTATAGATCCTATATTTATCGACTCAGCAGCTGCTCAATTTGCATCGGATTTAGCCTATACTTACGAGATAGCAACGATTAATGCTAGAAAGCAGGTGCTTGAAGGCATTGCTTATGTGCAGACAATTGTAGATCAGGGTAGGCTATATGTTGATCCATCTTGTATTCATACTCTAGAAATGCTAGATCAATACCAGTGGGATAAGCGCGAGAACCTAATTAAAGAAAAGCCGTTGCATGATAAATATTCGCATATGGCCGATGCGTTGCGCTATGCAATTTATTCTTATATTGTATAATAATTTAATGAGAGTGTCAAGTGTAAATTTATTGTTGTGAAAAAATACATGTTGACATATTGATGGTGTTGTGCTATAATAGTGGAAAATAGAATTGGTATGGCAAAAAATACTAATAACAGACAAGCGGTGAAGTGGGTTCGAGATAGAGCAAAAAAGGCGTACAAGAAAGAATCGTGTTGCTATATTTGTTCGAGTGAGTACGATTTAGAACTTCACCATACACATTCAATCACTAATTTGCTTAATGATTGGGCTGCCAAGAAGCGGTATGATATTAGCACCGATGACGGTATATTAGCTGTAAGAGATGAATTTATTTCGGAGTTTCATAAAGAGATATATGAGGACGTTTATACATTGTGTAATCGGCATCATGTTGCTCTGCATGCTATCTACGGTAAATCACCAGCTCTTAGTACAGCGCTTAAGCAGAATATGTGGATTGAGAAACAAAAAGCTAAGTTTAATGGGGATGATTTCGTTTCTGAAGTTTCGGCATCATTACCCGGATCCTTTAGCGGTTTCTACTAGGTGACATATGAAATTAATGGATTGGATTAGAGAGAAGTTGAATCCTGCGCAATATCAGATTGCTATTGACGAAGGTTCTAACTTAGGATCGACTGCTACGAACAGTTACTTAACCGCGTTTAATACTTTAGAAACTGTTAATCGTGGTACTAGCATGATTGTTAGTGGCTGCGCTAGTTTAGATTATGATGTTAAAGATAAGAAAACTGATGGCGTAGTTAGTGGTGTTAGACAGAAAACATTGTTTAATCTTTTAAACTTTACTCCTAATCCATACCAATCAGCACAAGATTTCAGAGTAAATATATTTACTGACTTTATTTTAGAAGGTAATATATTTCTTTATTATGATGGGGTTTATCTTTATCATCTACCTGCCGTGCAGATGGAGATAGAGACTGACAGTAAGACTTACGTAAAACAATATAACTATAATAAGACTATTATATTTAAGCCTGACGAAATTATTCATGTTAAGGATTTAAGTAGTACTAGTATTTATAGAGGCCAAAGCAGACTATCTGCAGCGGCTAGAAATATTGATATTTTACAGAAGATGCAGAATTATCAAGGACAGTTCTTTGATAATGGAGCAGTCAGTACGCTTGTATTTACTACTGATAATACGTTAAGTGATACTGCTAAAGATAAGACTGTTGCTAGATGGCTAGCTAAATATAATCCGAAGAACGGGGCTAAGAAGCCTATGATTCTAGATAGCGGATTAAAACCATATGGAAGTCTTACTGACAGTTTTCAAGAGATGGATTTCGATACATCTATTGGAACTCATGATAGAAAGATTTTAAAAGCATTAGGCGTGCCACCAATTCTTTTAGATGGTGGTAATAATGCAAACATCTCGCCTAATTTGCGACTATTTTACTTAGAAACAGTTTTACCAATTGTAACTAAATTTGTTTCTAGTATTGAGCGGTATTTTGGATACGACGTATTACCAATTACTGCAAATGTATCTGCGCTACAGCCTGAGTTAAAAGACATGGCACACTTCTACACTACTTTAGTTAATACCGGAATTTTAACACCTAATGAAGCTCGAGAAGAATTAAGATATGCGCCAATTGAGGGTCAGGATGAAATTCGAGTGCCAGCAAATATTGCAGGTTCCGCAGCTAATCCAAGCGTGGGAGGAGCTCCCCCTACTAAAGCTTAAAGGAGCTATATGAAAGATAAGGTACTATATTTAAATAGTGCTATATCTACAAAAGAACTATCTTCAACAGACGAGAAGATAGATTCTATTTATATCGAGGGATACGCGAGTACCGCAGATACAGATAGAATGGGTGACGTCATTCCTCCTACAGTGTGGGAAGCAGGAATGCAGAACTATCTAAAGAATCCTATTATTCTAGCATATCACGATCATGACGATCCTTGTGGTAGAATGGTGGACCATAGAATAGATGGCCTTGGTTTGTGGATAAAAGCACGTATCTCCGCTGCCTCAGAAGTTTTTAATCTTGTAAGAGACGAAGTTCTGACAGCTTTCAGTGTCGGTTTTAGAGTTCTAGATGCAGAATATAACTCTATTGCTGATATTTTTGTAATCAAAAAAGTGGAATTGATCGAGATTTCTGTTGTATCAGTTCCTGCGAATCAAAATACATTATTTAGTCTTTCTAAGTCATTTGACAATGACGAAGAATACAAAAATTTTAAAAAGCAATTTGTGAAGTTGGACGAATCAGCTAAAGAGCTAGAATCTTCTAAGGAAACAAAGAGCTATTCACAGAAGGAATGGAACATGGATCCAAAAGAACTACAAGCTATGCTAGAAAAAGCAGCAGCCGAAGCTGCAGAACGTGCTACTAAAGCACTAAAAGAGCAGCAAGAAGCTGAAAAAGCTAAAGCAGAAGCTAAAGCTAAGGAACAAGCAGAACTCGAAGCTAAGATCAAATCAGCTGTCGAAAGCTCAGTTTCCACAATTAGCACAGGAGCTGAAAAGCTTCTAGAAGAACTTAATAAGCGTCTAGAAAAGCAAGAAGCCGAAGCAAAAGGCGTTATTAATGGGCTAGAGAGCGTTATTAAAGAGAAAGCAGAAGAACTAGCAAAAATTAATGCTAGTAAAATGCAGTTTGATGACAAGAAGAGTGCTGGCTCAACTTACCAAGAACGTGAAGCAGCTTTCCTACTAAGCAAGATCACTGGTAAGAGTATTGAAAATACTAAGTTTGGACGTCAAGTAATTGAGAAAGCCGGCCCACACGTACCATCAGCAACATGGGAACTAGAAGTTTCTATGAACATGGAAGCTGAGGTTCGTAGACGTCTAGTAGTTTCTCCTCTGCTACGTAATATTACAATGCAGACTAACGTTATGACTCTACCAGTAAATCCTGAAGCCGGATATGCAACTTGGGTTACTAACGCACAGTTTGGTACAGATGATTCATCTGGTGCAGCACAAACTCACCAACTAAAAGAAATCACGTTAAATGCTTATAAACTAGCAACACGTGAATATATGAATTATGAAGAAGAGGAAGATTCTCTACTAGTTCTTCTACCAATCGTTCGCGATGCAATGGTTCGTAGAACAGCTAAGTCAGTTGACCTAGCCTTCCTACGCGGTACAGGGGCTGGAGCAGATCCAGTTAAAGGACTTGTACCATATGACGCTTCTTCAGCAGTCGAAGTAGCAGTTGGCTCATCAATTTCTGTAGCCAATCTACGTGCTCTACGTAAAGATCTAGGTGCTTGGGGTCTAAATCCTTCAGAACTAATCTTCATCGTTTCTACAGATGCTTACTATGATCTACTAGAAGATACTAACTTCCAGACAATGGATAAAGTTGGTGGCGCAGCAACTCTACTAACTGGTCAGATCGGTTCTGTTGGTAATACACCAGTTATCGTTTCTGCAGAGTTTGCTACTAAGGGTATTGGCGAAGCAGCAGTTGTTGCTTTCCACCCAGGTAACTTCGTAGTTGGAAATCAGCGTGGTCTACGCTTTGATACTCAAGATCTAGTTGAGACTCAGCGTCGTGTACTAGTAGCTTCGCTACGTACAGGTATGACTCAGATTACTACAAATCTTGGTCAAGCTGTTTCAGTACTACGTTGGAAAGCCTAATTAATTAGGTTAGATAGGGAGATGCTCTCCCTATCTTTTTAAGGGCATAACGTGTCCTTAAAAAGATATTAAAGGATGAATTATGGGATTAAGTCTAGTAACCAAAGCCGAGTATAAGGCGTATGTTGGAATTAAAGGTGAAGACCAAGATGCGTCAATTGACTCCTTAATTCCAAAAACAAGTGAACTAATTAAAAATTATTGCCGTAGAACTTTTGTAGACTACGTCAATGATGCAAAGATTGAAACTTTTAACGGTGGAGCTACTAAGTTACTACTTAAAGAAGATCCCGTTATTAGTATTGTAGGTGTAGGATATAGTACAGACTATGGTCAGAACTATACTGATCTAGTAGAGTTTACCGACTATGTATATAATGTAGAGGAAAACTCTATTGTTCCTATTTCTGCTACTGAATTTGCATATGCTGTAAACGGATATCAAGTAAGTTATTATGCAGGATATGAAGTGCTGCCTGAGGATCTTAAACTAGCAGTTTTTGATCTAATTACTTTCTATATCAAGAATGATGCCGTAGTTAAGAATCTGAGAATTCCTACTACACAGGTAATGCAGATGGAATTTGTATCATCTGGTCAGTTTCCTTCGCATATTGCTAGAGTGTTGAATCTATATAAGTCTAGTTGGGATTAATTATGCTCAGACGTATACACTTTAGACGTGCACCTGATTTAATGTTTGGTAGTTTTATTAATTCAGCAAAAACTAAAGTACAAAAATTAGGATTAAGAAAAGCATTAGAACTAAAAAACGGCAGAGAACAATTTAATGAATTGATGAGAAACAATTCTCCATCCATTTATTTAGTGGATCCTGAACTCATTGCAGATGTAGTTATCAATGCTATAATTACTAAAGATAAAGAATATGTAAAAGAAATATACTCAGAACAAGGCGTACTTTCTGCTGAGAATAAAGAATATATCGGCGAATTTAAAAATACTGCCGAAAATATTAAAAATTCCAGAAGTAAATTAATAGCAGAGATAACTAATCAATTATATCAAGATTTTAATAAAATCACTTTAGAAGATTTTAATAAAATTATTGAACCAATATATAATAAATTATTAATCGATCTTGCAAAAGCTTCCGAGAATAGAAGATCTTATATTTCTTTTCAATACGCTGCGGCAAAAGCTGGAGCTGAGCTGCGTAGAGAATTAAATAAAGTAAAAATATCTATATTTAAAGACGCCGATGTATTTATAACCAATTTAAATAATAGAATACCATTTATATCTTACAGTTTCACGGTAGGTGTTGGTAATATTAATAAAAGTATTCAAATAGCCGTAAATAAAGTATTAGAAGCATATTTAGGTACTACGGAAACATTTAAGGTTGGTAATCTGATTCATGCAGGACACGTAGGAATATATAAAGATAATAATTTATTAGGTATTAATACTCCAGGTTCCTTAACTGCAGGTCTAATTAGTAAAAAATTTGTAGAAATAGAAAAAGCAATAGGCGGTATACCGCTTCATTTAGAACATGGTATACGTTTAAGTACTGACTACTCCCAAAAAGCAGGGATGTATTTAGATATGCAGTTTAATTTTGCTATATCTATGGAAGGCACTTTAAATAGTGCAATATTAGGACCACAAGAATCTGCAGCAATTAAACAAATTATAGATAATATTGCAACACAATCCATAGAAGAAGCAATTAAGGAACAACTATCTGCCGGTATTATAGATAAAATATCTGAAGATACTATAATAGTAGGGGCCTCCCCTACTTTTGTAGAATACTATGAAGAAGCTATTGCAGCTGTTTATATGGGTAAAAATTACTCCAAATTAAAACATACAGCAAGAGCAAAAGATAGTAAATATATTGGGACTATCCCAGTAGTGGCATCTAAAGTAATTAAATTACAAAAAATATCCGCACCGAAGACTAAGATATCTGTTGCAAAACAAAAAGCATTGCAAATTCCTAGTTTAACTTCTTTACAAAATTTAATTAATGGTAATCTATATGAAGCCATTAAAAGAAATATGGGTAAGGGCGAGCGTAGAGATGTACTTAATTTTAGAACTGGCAGATTTGCTAGATCCGCAGAAGTAACAAGATTGACAATGTCAAGAGAAGGAATGATTACAGCCTTCTATAATTATATGAAGAACCCATATGCTACATTCTCTGATGGAGGACGACAGCAGTATCCACGTTCTCGCGACCCTAAATTGCTAATATCTAAGTCAATTAGGGAAATCGCTGCAAAAGAGGTAGCAAACAGATTAAGGGCAGTTGTAGTATGAGTAGACGAACTAGTATTATAAAGACAATTGCCGAAAAGTTAAAAGATATTAACGGAGAAGCGCCGTATAAATCGAATATAAACGAATGCGCTTTTCCTTATCTCAAGTTCTGGGATGAGATAATGAATTATCCATCTATCTATATGTCAACAGGAGTTGAGACAAGAGAATACCTTCCGGCCGCGTTTGCCTGGGGATTTCTAAATATATCGCTTAAAATTTATACTAAAGGCGATGATGCTTCACAACAATTGGAAGACATTCTTGAGGATGTCGAAAAACTTTTAGATGGTACTCTAGGTATTATCGTTTATGATACTGATAACAATTATAGTACCAGCGAAATATCGATTACATCTATAACTACAGATGAAGGGCTACTTGCCCCTTATGCTGTAGGTGAAATGAATATTCTGGTAAGATACCAGATAATGTAGTCAACGACCAATACAGATAATTATCTAGTTAGAGTCAAAAGACTACTAACATAAAAGGAAATAACTATGGCAATTAATCTTATTCGCAATAGTAGAGTGTTCTTCACTACAAACGTAGATAGTACTACGGGAGTTATCAACACGACTGGATTTACTTCACAAAATAGTTGTGAAATCCAGGTGTTAGATGGCTTTAGTTTTACACAAAATACTAATGCTGAAACAATTACATTAAATGAAGCAGGACAGACTCCTAATCGCGGACAGCGTTCATTTAATACTTCTCTAGCCCCTGTTGAATTTAGTTTTTCTACATATATGAGACCTACTAAACGTTGGGGTACTGGTAGTACTATAGGTGCTGAAGAGAGATTTCTATGGAATGCACTAGTATCTAATGCTGGTACTACTTCATATTTAGGAAGTTCTGCAGCACCTGCTGGAGGTGCCTGGGTGGAGTCAACTACTAAGGCTTCTGTAGATTTTTCTAAGTCACAGTATCACCAAATGGTAAAATTTGGTCTTATTATTCAGGCAGACTCTACTACCTATATGATCGATAATTGCTGTATGAATCAAGCAAGTATTGATTTTGGTATTGATCAAATTGCTACTATTGCTTGGTCCGGAATGGGACGTGCACTTCGTAGATTAACTACAGCAGTTTCGCTAACAGATGTAGCCGGGTATACTGGATCGTTTAGCGCAGCAAGTCCATTTGTATTAATGTCTGGAGGAGCGCCATCTTCTTATGCAGGCTCCATGTTAGCTAAAGATACAAATGCTGGGTTTATAGCTAATAAATTATCTACAGCATATGTAGCTTCTGGTTTAAATAATACTTTATTAATGACTAATGGATATGCTGGTTCTAATGTATGGGCAGCGCCAATTACTGGTGGTAATATTACTATTAATAATAATATTACTTATCTGACACCTGCAATTTT